TGCTTCAGTGAGCAAGCCTTTAGATTCTAGATCATCAAGGTAGCGTTTAGAAAGTCTTTGAAGCTGTGCGTCTGGAGTTACTCTTTTGAGTCTGTCAAGGACTTCAGATGTAGCTCCTGGAAAGGCACGGTCTAACGCAAATGCAACGTCATTATAATCATCAGAGCTTAATTCACCGTCAGCTCCAAGGCGGTTAGCTTCATTAGCAACAAAATCGTCAATTTGACGTTGTTCAGCCATATCCTCAGCTTCACTTGCCTTACGCTCAGCCACCAAAGCCGCATCTCTAGCAGCAAAAAGACGCGCCATAAATGGATCACCCTCAAATGCCTCTCCTAATGTCTGCCCGTTAGAGCCGCCCATAGGGTAGTCAATCAGATTCTGAATATCTTCAGAACTCATATAACCATTGCCGACAATTTGTGAATGTATATCAACCATGTCAGCAAGATCCATCCGTTTTGTATAAGATGGATTTGTGCTGTTATGTTTGATCAAACCAGCTAAACCCTCTAGAGAATAAGCATTGCTAAATGCTGTAATTCTGTCATTTTTGAACTCTGCTGCCTGCGCGTTACGGCGGTTTTGCAGCAATTGACCTCTGACCTTTCCAGTCATGGTCTGCAGTTCTGCATAAACACCAGCACCAGACAACACTTCTGGTTTAGCATTGAGGAAGTTTAGTTCGACAAATTCACGTTGTATTTGACTTAGAGCAGCATCGAAGTCTGTAGGTTCAGCTCCCTCCTTTTCACGAATCTCATCGAGTTTCAAATGTAAAAAATCTGGGTACTTATTGAGCGTGTTGAACAAAAGCTGTTTGTGCTCTTGCCACCTTTTTGTGTGCCTGTTTTGGTAAACAGTGTACATCGCGTCAATAAGAGTAGTGTCAGCATCTGGTCCAAACATCTGTTGGATAGAATCCTGTGCAGCAAACTCAGATCGATCAAGGTTGTCGTTTAGTTTTTGGAATGCAACAAGTTGTGGGTAAGTGACGCCTGCCCGCAGGATGACATCATGAGCTGCAGCAACTTTCTTTTTTTCTTCTTCTTCAAAGTACTGCCCTAAAACTTGTGTAGCAGTAGTAGAGAAGGCTTGGATGTTTTTTAGGTTTGTTAGATTAGCTTGATTCTCGCGGTCTAGATTGTCAAGACCAGTTTTGTAATCACGTTCTAAAGCATCCCTGTATGCCTGACGTTCTTTTGTTTGAAGATTAAAATTAGTTTCTCTGCTTTCATCTTCAGCTTGGTTTACAAGCCGTTGAGCAGCAAGGTAAATTTCACGGTTACCTTCTAAAAAACGTTGTGCCGCTTCTTTACCCTTGATATTCTGTTTTGTTTGCCTGTCAAACTTTTCTGTTTGGTCAGGGACTTTAATTTGGAAATCACTAAATGCCCCTGTTCTAGAATATGTTCTGTATTTTTTTGACATACTTTATCATCCAAATGGCGGTTTCATACCTAGTGTGACAGCAGTAGTGGCAAGATTAAGGGTGTTATTGAAAATAGCAGCACCAACACTTGCTTGGTAAGCAACATGTTTCATAGGTTTAGGTCCTTGCTTAGGCTTGTAGATCTTCTGGAACTTAGGCCGCGGCATGGTCAGAGGTGTTGGCAGAGGTGGGGCAATCTCTGGTTTAAGCATAATACTAGCCTCTGCATCTAAATCGGCTTGTGCACGTTGCATCTTAATTTGACTACGTGTGAGCTGATCACTTGCTACAAGGTTATTTTCGCTAAGACTGAGCGCGAGATTGTCCATTGCATTTTGCTGTTTCGCTACAAGCAACTCCATGTCAACCTGTTCAAGGTTGTTCATCAGTTCGTTGACAATATCATTTTCTGCCATGTTTGCTTCCATGTGGATAGCGTTTAGGCTCTTAGCAGAAGTCCTGCCAGCTTGACCACGAGATGCAGTTGACCCTTTTGCTTTTAGTGCATCAAGACTTGATTTTCTTAAATCACCTGCAGCACTAGACCGTGCGCTTTTTTTCTTTAGCATAAGCCCATGAGCTTGTGCAGTGTAGTTCAAGAGCGTTTCGTTTTTGTCAAACTCTAAATCAAGCTGCTGTTCCATCATGGTACGATCTTGCTGCAAATTAGCAAAATCGTTAGCTACGCTGTTAAAGGTTTTTTGTGCAGTAGCTTGTGCAACGGATTGTTGGTAAGCAGCCGTATTACGTGAGTGTTCATAATCACGGATTGCCATTCCGTAATTCCACGCCTGCTGTCTGGTGGCTTCTTGATACCTGAGATCTCTTTCAAGATTCTCTTTTTTTATCTCTCGTGTCCGCTTTGCATAATTATATTGCCGATCTAATTCTTCACCTTCAAACTTGTAATTTTTTTTATTGTATTTGTTTGTACGCCTAGTTACTTTACGTTGATATGCGTTCTGTCTACTTGTGCCGCCATCAAACCAATCTAATATGCCATGACTTTCTAGGCCAGAAACTTCTAACTCACGGTCAAGTAGGTTATCGCCCTTAGGATTGAAATCTAAATTATCATACCCAAACATTAGGCCCTCCTATAAAAACGTGGTGTATAATTACCTTCCCACATCATTGCATTGACAGCAACAGGAAACGGTGAGTTGTTAAACATTTTTAGGTCAAAATTTTCAGTTCTTTGGTGAATTGGAAGAGTAAATACAGTTTCATTATCTAGCGGCACGTCGTTAGCAAGGTATGTACTTGCTTCTGCTACAGGATGCACATTAAACCACTCATCAATAAACAGCCTGATTGTTGCACCGTTTGCAGGAGCTGATGTGAATACTATAGTCGTATCGTTGCTAAAGGTAAAATCTGTATTAGACACACCATTAACAGTAACTTTAACATCCGACCTATCGACATACTCTAGATCATTTTTATTGAATATAAATGAGGTGGTAGAACCATCCCCCGTAAACTTCACCTCGTAAGGTAGCCTACCTTTTTGGTTCAGTTTGAAACTCATCAAACCTGATAGACCAACCGCAAACTTCATCCTTGCGATAGTCAGGTTTGCTGTGAAGTCAGTAACTTTATTATCAGGTCTGTAGAACGTACGCGGCAGTTCAACATCAAAGTTGTACTTAAAACCTACAATAACATCACCAGCAACATCAAGGGCACCTTCACCAGAAGCCGTCAAATTTTTGTTCGGAATTACAAAGAAGGTCTCTGTAGCTGGAGAGTTAGGTCCGTTTGTATCTGAACCACGCTCAGGTGTAATTGTAAATCCTGATTCCACAAATGTGCCACCAGTAGTGTCACCCTTGATAATAATAATTGGTGTCAAAGAAGTGACATCGTTGTAAGGAATGTAGCATTTAGTTCTATTATTAGTGGCATCATACACTACAGAACTTGACCCTATGTTTTTATAGAGGTCAACACAAGGATTAACTTTTTCACCTTTGTTATTGATGATGATAGCCTGTTCTGGGCTTTGACTCAGTGCAGCTTTCAATATAGTAAACTGACCGCCTTGCTTAGTGACCGCGTACATTTCGTCAGAATTAGTGGCAAGGAATTGCACAGTCCCTGGCATAAGCCAACTAACCCACGATTGCATCAAATTTTGTTGACCATCACTATAATAACGGAACAAAAAGACTTCATTTAGAGACTGACCACTTAATGCAATCAAAGAGTTTTGAGGGCTAGAAATCATAAGATCAACGTCTTGTGAAATCCACTCTTTTACAACCCTAGAAACGTCAATAACTTGTGGGTTTTCTTGTTGACCACGAGTAATCATACTGAACACACGTGTGTATCCAGGAGTCTTACTAACAAAATTGATGTTAGTACCTACGTCTACAGGCTCAATATTGCGATCAATCTCAAAGTTTGAAAGCGTACGGATAGTTGTCAACGCAGGAGTAAGAACGCCCGTATCAGAAAACATGATAAACTGTTGATTTTCTGAAAAAAGGACGACACCCTGAGCAGTCGGCAAGACTGAGTGCAGTGAGGTAGGCCGTGTAGACGAACAACTAATATCTACTGGATCTGAATCTAAGGTTGTCTGTGCGGTCTCAAAGAAGAAATTATAATACTTCCCTGATTGACTCATGATCACATTGTCCTTAGACAGAAAGCCAAGCCTGTTGTTTGCAAAGAATGCATTTGTGATTTTATTGCCCACAAAGCTTGGATCACTGTTACTAGTTAGATCACCAGCAAGCCTGTCGTCGTAGGTAATCTTTTGGAATGTAAATGTATTCAGAGCTGTGTTGATCAGCTCATGTGGCATTGTCGTATTGTCTAAGCCTGGTGAGGTGTTCGGAGCAATAGTTTCTTCCCAGAAACCTCTTCCTAATACACCATCCTCAGCTGTGAACTTTGCGTAGTAATCATCTTCAACCGAAGTTGTATTGACGATCTTGACATTATGATTATGGTATGACTCAAGCGGCAATGAGCCTACGCTTGGCACTTCATCTTGAAAAGCTGAAAGTGCACTGTTGTTGTTACCACCTCTAGCTTGCAAGCTGAAGTTAGTTAATACACCACTTACTTCCCTTTTGATATCAAGACTGTCGATACCGTATCTTGTGACCGTCCAAGTACCGCTAAAGTCTGCATTTGATGCAGCCTGTTGTGCAGCAATTCCATCAGTAATAGCATCTTTTAAGTTTGCACCTGTCTTATCAGTCAGGACATCGTCGTAACTATAATCTGTACTATCTGCTGTGACAGTAAACGTTACCCCTTGAATGGTAATGAAGTATTTGGTTTCAGGACCGCTTGTGTTTAGAACAATCGTTCCTACACCATTAGTTGCAAACGATGTTGCTGGTCTGGTGGTAACGGTAACGCTGCTATTAACTACAACAGTTGTATCTTGGACAGTCAAAAACTTATAGTCATCCTTGGTTCCAGATAGATATGCTTGTGCTCCAGTGCCGTAGTTAACGGTACAAACAACACCTGTTAAAGCATTCCATATGTATATGTTGCTTCCTTTGATACAACCAATGTAGGTTTCATCGTTATCTCTATTGATATAAAACCATTTTGCATTATCAAATGTGGTTCCTGTTCCTAGATTGGCAATATGCTTAAATCCAGGTCTTTTGGTAAGACCATAGGTTGCATCTGGAAATCCGTTGTAGCATTCTCGGACCTGTCCAGGAAGCATTTTATCGTCTGATTGTTTAGATACTCCACCTAGATAAGATGAGATCCGTTGAGTTACTGCAGCCATTTATCGATAAAGTGCGTTGTAGGGTTTGTAGCTTCTGTATGTATTGGTGTCCCCTGGATGACCAAAGAATGTGTAATCACCTTGGTTGCATTCGTATTCGATTGCGTTGGCTCTAGCTAGACCTTCTTTTTGTTGAAGCATTTCATACTGAGCCGGGTCGCCTACCAATCTGCTTGACGCAATTACTGCAGCCCTACAAGTAATGAAATCAGCCATTGGAATTGGTAAATCAATCCAATCAAAATGCCAGACAATATCGCAGAACACAGGATTATCAAACTGATAGCTATGTTTGACTCTGTCGTAAAGCTTCCCACTGCGTCTAACTACATCAAGTTCAGCATTTGAAGCGTTTGTTGTTGCATCGATCTGAAGCACATTGTTGGCAATCAGAATCTCTTTGTTTGTGTCAGGAGTCATTTCAACATGACCTTCCTTATTAAATGACCATCCTTCCGCCTGTACTTCCCGTGAGACTTCTAACAAAGTCTGATAGGCAATCGCAACGTCCGGGTTGGTTTGATCTAGGGTTGTCACAGGCGCTTGACCACATGACTGTAGGATTTTATTTACAGCAGGCAGCTCTTGTGCCGAGTTAGTGGTTGGATAAGCCATAATTTAAAATTAAAAAAAAGGGCCTCCGAAGAGACCCTGTAGGTTGATAAAAATCAGAATGCAGAAGGTGCAGTACCACCCACATACAGCTCAACAGCTGCAGCAGGGTTGACGTAGTCAGCGCCCATTGCGAGACGGCCGAGGATCACGTCGCCCTGGTAGATGACGGATACGTCACCACTGGTTACTTGAACCTGAGGACCGATAGCCTCAACACAACCAGC